CGAAAAAGCCGGGAAAACGATTGAAATATTTGTTGGCGAAGCACCGCACCGCAAGAAGTTCATCAGCAACATGGCAATGGCACAGCAAGCTAACGAATTTCAACTTGTGTTTACTGTCATGCCGGATATTACGATTGAAGCGCGGGGCGACGGGCTGATACCCGAAATCCTGCGGGTTAGGAGCGCATGGAAGCTCGCAGCGTAACTTGGTTGCATCGCGGTGGTGCTGAGATGGCATCCTACCGATTGAGGGCGCAGATACCCTCTGCATACTGCAACGACGACTCGCGGATCAATGCTACGGGTGCGGATATATCGGTGTTTGCCAAGCCGCATCCTGACGATCTTGAAGTCTTAAGACAAATTAACGCTAGGGGTGCGAAAACGGTGGTCGATATATGCGACGACCATTTTGAGCATCCAAACTTAGGAAAACTTTATGAAGCAATTGCTCGGGAAGCTCATGCAGTTGTGTGTCCAACTCAGGAAATGGCGCGACGAATTCGCAGCCACACGGAAAGGGATGCCCAAGTAATCCCTGATTCATGGGAAAACAGAGGGCAACCGCACGCAGACGGCAACAAGTTTTTGTGGCTTGGGCATCAAAGCAATTTGAAAGAGATATTGCCGTACCACGCAATGCTGAAAAAGTACGACATGACGTATTGCACAGGGCCGAATGATCTGATTAAGTGCGTGCCGTGGTCTACAGCCGCCCAAGAACAGTTATTGCGTGAAAGCAACATTGTTTTACTGCCCAATACCGAAGAAACCTACAAAAGCCCCAATCGGCTGATTAATGCAATCATGGCGGGATGCTTTGTAATAGGCAGTAAGATTGTTATAAACAAGGAATTTAGACACTTTTGTTACCTTGGGCCTGTTAAGGGTGGAATTCAGTTCTCCCAGGCTTACAGGCATGAATTGAACGCTTTGGTAAGAGAAGGACAGCGGTACATCCGAATGAACTACTCACCCGAACAGATTGGAGCGCAATGGAACACGCTATTCGCCTCAATCTAGGGGCAGGTGACAGATATTGGCCTGGCTGGGTCAACGTTGATTGCATTGGAGATCAAGACCTGATTTCGGATGTAACGAAACTTGATTTGCCGGATAACCATGCCGACGAGATTTCAGCGATTCATTTGTTTGAGCATATTGAGCGCACGCAGATTAAACAAACGTTGCTTGAGTGGTTGCGGGTGTTGAAGCCTGGCGGTCAACTATCCCTCGAAATGCCATGCCTTGATAACGTGATTGCCTTGTGGAATGCGGGCTATCGGAACGATGACCTGATCGGTAGGGCATTGTTCGGAATGGCAGAACCGCATACAATGCAGCATAAGTGGTGTTACTCAAAAGCTGAAATCGGTGCGCTATTTGCCGAGGCAGGTTTTCAGAACGTGCAGTTTGAAGAACCATTTTTCCACTTGCCACAGCGCGATCTACGCGTCGTCGGCATTAAATCTAAGGAGTAGTCATGGCTATCCCCTCACGAGTTCTCGGCGCTGGTAATTCTGCATTGTCAACGATTTCGATCTGCGGCGATGGCGCTACTGGTCTTGTCGCTGTTGGCAGCACGATTGCTGACGCTCTGCAACTGTCAGCGGTATGGAACACGCTAACAACTTCATCGGCTAGTACCGGCGTGATTTTGCCACCGACGGAAGCAGGCGCAATGGTTGGCATTCGTAATGATTCGGGACAGACCATTACGATCTACCCGAAAGCAGGATCGACGATTAATGCTGCCGCATCAACTTTAAGTCTTGCAACCGCAAAAACTGTAATTCTGTTTGCTACTAGCGCAACTACTTGGGCATCCGTTCTTACTGCATAAATTTTTCCCCACAGGAGAAAACAATGGCACTTGATTCAGATATCAACAATGCAGACTCGCAACTTTATGTCGAGTTCTACACGTCAGACAAAGACCCCTACAAGGGTAAGCCGTTTATCAAAATCGTAGTGCCAGGCGATAAGACGACCGTAATAGATCAGCCGGTGCGGGATGACCACAAAGAGCGTTTCCCGCGCCAATGGCTGCACTTTCAGATGCAAAGCGGTGATGGCCCGGTTATCGGCACACCGCTGAAGGATTGGTTTCAAGACCGTCCCGATGAGTTGAACGACAATCAACTGGCTGAGTTGCAGATTCTGAAATTTCAGACGGTTGAACAAGTAGCTACTGCAAGCGATACTCAGCTTCAACGAATCGGCATGGGCGGTGTGGGATTGCGTGAACGTGCGCGGAATTACTTGCTGAACAAGAATCAAAAAGTTTCGAGTGGCGAGTTGGAAGAAACCCGCGCAAAACTGAAAGAACTTGAGGCGCAGATGGCGATGCTATTGGAGCAACGTCGACCTGGCAGACCGAGGAAAGAGAATGTCAACGACGACCATGCTGGAGTTGGTGCAGCAAACAACTAATGAGCTTGGCGTTGCAACCCCGTCAAGCGTAGCAGGTAACACTAACCAAGACGTTATCCAAATTCTCGCGTTGATGAACGCGAATGGATACGAGTTTCTTCGTCGCCACGCTTGGCGGGAGTTGACTAAACAGTATTCGTTTTACACGCAATACCTTACGACGACGGGCACATGGACGACCGCGGCCCGCACGATCACGATGGCCTCCACTACGGGACTTGATACGACGTATCAGGTTCAAGGCACAGGCATCAATCAAAACACCTACATCGTTTCTGTAGACTCTTCCACGCAAGTCACGGTCAATCAAGACTTTTCTGCAAACGGTACTGCTGCAACGGCCTACTTTCAGAAAATCAAGTATTCGCTACCCTCTGACTACGAAAGCCTCGTCCCGCGCACGATGTGGGATAAATCCAAGCATTGGGAAATGCTAGGCCCTGAGGACGCACAACAATGGGAGTGGCTGCTGTCGGGCTATATCTCGACTGGCCCGCGTATCCGTTGGCGTTTGCTTGGTGCGTACTTCCAAATATGGCCGGGTATGTCGACGGCAGAATATCTTGGTTTGGAGTACCGCAGCAAGGGATGGGCGGCTGCTGCTGATGGCACAGTCAAGAACTCGTTTACTGCTGATACCGACACCTGCATCTATCCTGATCGGTTAATGGTCAACGCGACAAAGCTAAAGTATTTCGAGGCAAAAGGCTTTGACACTACAGCGATGATGCGTAACTACATGACCGAGTTTGAGGCTGCTAAAGCTCTCGATATGTCGTCTGCCAACTTGTCTCTCGCACCGCGTCCAGGCACAGTCCTGATCGGCTACGACAACATTCCCGACTCGGGATACGGTACGAACTGATGGCACGCAGCGCACGCCAACGCATGATGGTTCAAGGCGCAGCCGCGCAAGTAGCTTCCTTGCCTGCTCCAATTGGTGGCTGGAACGCCCGTGACTCGCTTGCCAACATGGAAGCTACGGATGCCGTTCAGCTTACCAATATGTTCCCTACAGTCTCTAGCGTCAATCTGCGGGGCGGTTATCAGCAGTTCGCAACTGGGATTCCTGGGCAAGTTGAGAGCCTGTTTAACTACTCAGGCGGCAACTCTGAAAAGCTGTTTGCAGTAGCAGGCGGCAAAATCTACAACGTTACATCAGGCGGTGCGGTAGGTGCGGCAGTCGTCTCAGGACTGACTAACTCTAAATGGGAGTATGTAAACGTCTCTACCCCAGGCGGGGCGTTTATGTATTGCGCCAATGGCACAGATGCACCCTTGCTTTACAATGGCACGACGTGGACAGCCATCACAGCGATTTCGACTCCTGCAATCACAGGGGTCACAACTACAACGCTTGATGATGTGACGCTGTTTAAAAACAGGGTTTGGTTCATTCAAAAGAACACCCTCAAAGCATGGTATCTGCCGACTTCCTCAGTTGGTGGTGCTGCTGAACAACTAGACCTGAGTTCAATCTGTCGTTTCGGTGGTTATCTTGTGGCGATTGGAACTTGGACGATTGACGCAGGTTACGGCGCTGACGACAACCTAGTATTTGTCACTAGCAATGGTGAGATCATTGCCTATCGCGGGACTGATCCCGCTTCTGCATCGACTTGGGCACTGATCGGAGTGTGGAAATTAGGCACTCCTATTGGCAAGCGGTGCATGTTCAAGTATTCGGGCGATCTGTTGATTCTAACCCTTGACGGTCTTTACCCCCTTGCGTCGGCGGTTCAAAGTTCAAGGCTTGATCCTCGCATCGCACTATCAGACAAAATTCAAGGCGCGTTTGCAGAGGCTACGAGGGCGTATCAAAACAACTTTGGCTGGCAAATTATCTATAACGCCAAAAACAATGCTTTGTTTGTGAATGTGCCCGTAGCGGAAGGTTCTCAGCAACAGCAATATGTGATGAACAACATCACAAAGGCGTGGAGTAACTTCACCAACTGGAATGCTAACTGTTGGGAAATCTACGACGATGACCCTTACTTTGGTGGAAATGGCTTCGTCGGCAAGGCATGGACGCTTGACTATCAAGACAACGCTGCAAACATTCAAGCAGTTACATTGCAAGCATTCAACTATTACGGCTCTCGCGGTGTAAAAAAGTATTTCACTCGCGCAAGACCGAGCATTTTTACTAATGGGCAACCGGCTATCTTTGTTGGTATGAACGTCGATTTTGATGTATCTGATACGACAGCAGCACTATCGTTTAGCCCGCAGACGTATGCAATCTGGGACTCTTCATTGTGGGGGACAGGTCTATGGGGCACAGATGCAACAATTACGAACAACTGGCAAGGCATCACAGGTATCGGCTATTGCGGTGCTATTCAGATGAAAAGCGCGAGCAAAGGTTTGCAGATTGAATGGGCATCGACTGATGTGGTGTATCAGACTGGCTGGGCAGGTATATGAAGATCATTACCGAGCCGAAAGAACTCATTGGGCGCTATGTTGCACAGAAGCAGGGACGTTCACCTGATTGGGGTCTATACGTCGCGTTTGGTCTTGTTAACGATGATGAAGAGCTGATTGGCGGCGTGGTGTTCAATGGCTATATCGCGCGTAACATTATGATGCACATCTCTGCTGACACAATTACGCCGGGCTTTATCTCAACGGTCATGCACTATGCGTTTGTGACGAACAAGTGCAAACGAGTAACTGGGATCATTGATAAACGGAACAAAAAATCACGGCGTTTTGCACATCATCTTGGCGCTAAGTTAGAAGGTGTGATGCGAGAAGCAAGCGAACACGGCGATTTGTGCATTTATGGATTGATGAAGCGCGATGCTGAGAAGTGGATTCAGCCGCGTTACTTGAAGAAACTGGAGGCGATATGGGTGGCATAGTTAGTGACGTTTTTGGGAAATCTCAACCGCAAGCACCGGCAGCGCCTGATTACACAGGTGCGGCTCAAGCACAGGGTGCGGCTAACGTAGAAACAGCGCGTTTGCAAGGTCGTATGGCTAACCCAAATATTGTTTCTCCTTTGGGTTCGCAGACTGTCACTTATAAAGACGATCAGCCAACGATTACGCAACAATTAACGCCAACGGCTACTGAAACTCTTGCTGCTCAACAACGGGTGCAAAAGCTATTGGCTGGGCTTGGTGAAACTGGCGCAACAACAGCCCAAGATGTGATTAGCAAAGCCTTTGCGCCTACTGGAACAGCAGGTCAAGGACTGCAAACCCGCCTTGATTTGTCTAACCTTGCACAAATGCCGGTCAATGCAGGAATGACGGGGCAACAAGCGATCATGTCTCGCTTAGAGCCACAACTGCAACGTCAGCAAGCCGCAATGGAAAATCAGCTTGCTAATCAGGGCATCACGCCAGGATCAGAGGCTTACAGGACGGCTCAAACGCAAGCAGGGCAGAACCGAAACGACTTGTTGAGCCAGGCAGCATTGCAAGGGATTAGCCTTGATACTGGCGCCCGTGCTCAAGGATTTAATGAACAGCAATCACAAATGGCTGCTCAAAATGCAGCACAGCAACAAGAGTTGTCTCGGCAGTTGGCAATGCGTCAACAGCCATTAAATGAGATTACTGGTTTGCTGTCAGGCTCACAAATTCAGATGCCGCAGTTTCAAGGCTATCAAGC